CGTAATCCCACCAGCATGTGTAATCGTGCCGGACGCGCCGTATCTTGAAACCACGACTATTGGCAAAAGCCAAATACGAGTCAAAATTAACTTTGTGGTCACTGCCGCTGTTGCCTACAATAACACAGCCGGCGCGCTCGATAACCTTGAGCAACTCATTATTGCGATTATGGGCGCAATGCCTGCCGGTTACACAGTCGGAGACGTACAGCGTCCAACAGTGCAATCGGTAGGAGCTTCAAACCTATTAGTGGCGGATCTCGCGGTCAGCACTTACTACACACAACAGACAATCTAAGGAGAAAACCAAATGGCAACAACAATAGTAACGGGTCGCGACATAGTATTGACGATAGCGACCGTTAATTACGACGGGCAGACAACATCGGCCACGCTGGTCAACGCGCCTGTAATTACCACCTATCAAACACTAGACGGCAAGGCTTACAAGCACATTGACGATCAGTGGACACTTAACCTGGAACTTTTATCAGACTGGGGCGTAGCTTCATCACTATTTGAAGCCATGTGGACAGCGTTCACAAGTGCGCCAAATACAGCTTTGGCATTTAGCTTGACTACAGCCACCGGCGCAGTATTCACTGGTAACGTATTTCCAGTAGCACCTACCGCTGGCGGATCTGCACCGGACGCACAAACTGATTCATGGGCAATGCTTTGCTCTACAACACCAACAGGCACATTCACATAACAGCACTAGAAACGGGAGCAAAACAAAATGAAACTACCAATAACAATCGAATACGTATCAGGCGAATTCGGTACATATACCGCGCAACCGCCAGAGTGGGCAAAGTGGGAGAACAAAACAGGCCAGACAATTACACAAGCTCAAGACAAAATTGGCATTGCCGATCTGCTCTTTCTTGCGTGGAATGCAATGAAGCGCGAAGCTGGTGGCAAGCCAATCAAGGGCTTTGAAATCTGGTGCGAGACGGTCGCAGACGTGACAGTCGGTGAGGTTCTCCCAAAAGCTACGCCGCCGGAAGCGTAAATCGGATCCTGGTGGATTTAGCTTTGGCCACTGGGATACCGATGAGCGAATGGCAGACGGCGGAGCAGATTTACACAGCGCTTGAGATATTGGAGAAGCAAAATGGCGGACAGCGTTGAAATTGCCTACGACAAGGCAGACCTACGCCGCGTCCTAGGTGCATTCAAGGCTATGGACGAAGAGGCTACAGTGCAGGCCAAAGCCGCTTCTGGCGCTCTGGCAGAGTTCGCGCAAGACAAAATTGTAGGCACTGCCGTCGGTCGAGGCCGCGCAGCTGAAAAGATAGCTCGCGGATCTAAGGTGTCTAAGTCATCAAAGATAGGTGAGTTATCTTTTGGTTTTGCCGGTCAGAAATTCTCTGGCGGCGGCACTACTCAACAGCTCTGGGGCGGCAACGAATTTGGATCTAACAAATACAAGCAATTTCCAATTTGGTCAGGCTTTGGGCCAAAAGGTCGAGGATCTAACGGCTGGTTCATTTATCCAACCTTGCGCGCCATTCAGCCGGAAATCATTGCTAAGTGGGAAAATGCTTTTGACAAGATTCTCAAGGAGTTCTAATGGTCGCACAAAGTAGAACGCTCAAGCTTTCGATACTTGCCGACGTCGACCAACTCAAAAAATCACTCAACAGCGCCAACAATGACGTTGAGGGATCTAGCAATAAACTTGGAGAATTTAGCAAGAAGGCTGGCCTAGCCTTTGCCGCAGCCGCGGCTGCCGCTGGCGCTTACGCCGTAAAGCTTGCAGTCGACGGCGTTAAAGCTGCAATAGAGGACGAGGCGGCACAAATACGCCTTGCCACATCATTAAAAAATGCAACGGGCGCAACAAACGAGATGATTGCCGCTGTTGAAAAGCAGATACTTAAAACTTCGCTTGCTACCGGCGTCGCCGATGACAAGTTGAGGCCTGCGCTATCTCGATTGGCTCTTTCAACGGGAGACGTTACCAAGGCACAGGATCTTCTTAGCCTGGCGCTAGACATCTCCCAGGCAACAGGCAAAGGCCTTGACAGCGTGGCCAATAGTCTAGGCAAAGCCTTTGACGGAAACACAGCCGCTTTAGGCAAATTAGGCATAGGGCTATCGTCTGCCGAATTAAAGGCCATGTCATTCACCGAAGTCCAGGGCAAGTTATCGGATCTCTTTGGCGGAGCTGCCGCCGCTAATTCCAAAACCTTTGCCGGGCGACTTGAAATTCTTAAGGTTACATTCGACGAAGCAAAAGAATCAGTCGGAGCAAAACTTCTTCCAATCATTCAAAGTTTAGTTCAATTTGTAATTGACAAAGTTATCCCTGCACTTGGCAAATTTGCCGATTATTTCAAACCTATAACTAAAGCGATTGACGATAATAAAGAAGCGTTTCAAGCGTCGCTTGAGTTTATGCAAAACTACGTTGCGCCTGTTCTAGTCAAAGTTTTAGGCGGCGCATTTGAAGTTGTAGGCAAAATTGCTGGCGGCGTAATTAACGTAATTGGCGCAGTCATAAGCGGATTAGGCACACTTATCAATGGCGCTGTTGCCGGTATAAATGCTCTAATTGGCCTTTACAATTCAGTGCCATTCTTGCCTAACGTGTCAAAGATTTCAGCGCCGACTATAAGCATTCCTACAGTGTCAGTGCCTAGCGTTACGGCAACTTCGCAAGTGCCAAAGGTAAGTGTGCCTAGCGTTTCCGGTGGCAGCGGATCTACAGTCACTAGCGGCGGCGGCGGCGTTGCCGCAGCTGTATCTGGGGCAGCTATGGCCGCAGCTTTGCCGTCGTCAATTACAGGATCAGTCGCAGCCAATCGTGCAGCTGGACTAGAGGGCGCTCGCATGGCTGGAATCAATGTCACAGTCAACGGCGCAATCGACGCCGAAGGCACAGCTCGCACTATTGTCAAAACCTTAAATGACTCATACTTTAGAGGCACAGGCGGGGCAGGTGCTTTAGCCGGTCTTAACCTATGACGCAGTGGTCGCCGGTATGGCGAGTCAAAATTGCAGGCGTGGACGTCACAGATTCAGTTTTGGCTAGTCTCAACATTACGTCAGGCCGGACAAACATCTATGAGCAGGCACAAGCCGGATATTGCTCAATAACTTTAATTGTGTTTAATCAGGCGGCCATTGACTACGAGATAAACGACACCTTGTCAGTAGAAGTCCAGGACACGTCGGCCGTTTATAAACCTATCTTTGGCGGCTCAATCGTAGATGTGTCCATAAGCGTGTCAGAGGTCGGCTCAAGCGCGTACACGCAAGAGGTGACAATTACTGCCTTGGGCGCTCTGGCAAGGCTGCAAAAGGCTCTTACAAACGGCGTTTTGACACAGGATTTTGACGGCGACCAAATCTATACAATTTTGTCACAGGTGCTCTTTGCTCAATGGCAACAAGTGCCGGCGGCTTTGACCTGGGCTACTTATGATCCAACAGAGACTTGGGCCAACGCTGGCAACACCGGCCTTGGCGAAATCGACCGGCCTGGCAATTATGAGCTGGCGCAGCGCTCTTCATCACGAACTGTTATCTATGATTTAGTTTCAGCACTGGCAACTTCTGGCCTTGGATATTTATACGAGGACGGAAGCGGACTTATCAGTTATGGAGATTCAACACATAGGACAAGCTATCTGGCAGCCAACGGCTACACAGATCTCACAGCCAATCAAGCGCTAGGCCAAGGCATAACAATTAAAACTAGGGCTGGCGACGTCCGCAATGACGTCACGATTAAATACAACACAAACAGCCAAAACGAAGTTAGCGACAGAGATGAAACATCGGTAGGACTTTATGGTGATTTAGCACAAATCATCACAACCACAATTAAGCACCAGGCAGACGCCGAGGATCAGGCTGCGTTTTACTTAGCACTTCGAGCCTATCCGCAGCCTAATTTTGACCAGATTACCTATGCCCTAACAAATCCAGAGCTGGACAATGGTGATCGAAACAGCTTAATTAACGTGTTTATGGGCCAGCCAATAGCCTTAAATGACTTGCCGCTGAATATGTC